TTAGTTCTAATGGTATTAGTTATAAAGAAGATTGGTACTTACCTTCGAAGGTAAAAATAGATTTGCATGATATTAAAACAAAAAATATAAGTTTAACAAAACATAAAGAATTACCAAGCATTTTTAAAAAGATGTGTGGTACATTATGATAGTAAGCATTATGCGTCACAATGACGATTTTTGTTGACATTATTATCTTTTTATGGTATTATAACATAATTAACAGGAGACAAATAAATGGCGAGTATACGAAATCACCGAGCAAGTGAAGTGACGAAACTATTATTAGTAGGAGACAGTGGTTCAGGCAAGACATCTAGTTTAGCAAGTTTAGCCAATGCTGGTTATAACTTACGAATATTAGATTTTGATGATGGACTAGCAATACTTCCAGAATTTTTAAACGCAGATGCAATAGATAGAGTATCTTATGTTACTCTTAAAGACCCATTAGGTCATGCTACAGCTTTTAGAAAGTCAGCTCAATTACTTGCGAGTTGGAAAGACGGAGACGAAGATTTAGGCTCAGTTAAAAACTGGACTAGTAAAGATGTTCTTGTTATTGATAGCTTAACACTCATGGGCGAATCTGCCTTGAGAGGTGCTTTAGTATTTAATAATAAGAAACCCACAGACCAGGCTACACAGCCAGAGTGGGGCACGGCAGCACGAGATGTACAGAATGTAATTCAGTACCTTACAGGGAGTGAAGTGCCATGCAATGTTATCATAACTTCACATATGCAATATATGGAGGGAGATATGGGTGTGTCAAAAGCATACCCAACAAGTGTTGGATCTAAACTTTCGACCAAGATCGGCAGATACTTTAATTGTGTTTGTCGTATTGATACGAAAAGTTCTAGTAAAGGCACGGAACGTACTCTACGCACAGTATCAGACCACCGCATGGATTTAAAAGTTACAGCACCAAGTTTAATTGAGGCAAACGCACCTTTAGACTTACACAAACTTTTTGATGCTATACAAAAGAGTGCAAAGACTAAACTTGGGGGAGAAGCTCCCAAGATAACAGCAAAACAAGGAGGTTAACCTATGAACGATATTGCTGATTTTTTAAGTATGACACCAAATGACACACCAGAATCGGTGACATTGCCAGAGGGCAGTTACGACTTTGTCATTAAAAGCTACCGCTCAGACAGAGTGGGAGAAAACCAAACACCGTTAGTACGTATTAACGTAAAAGCGGTAAGTGTGATTCAATCTGATCTAGACGAAAGTCAGTTAGAGAATGCAGAAAGCACGAGGCTCGAGTTTTGGGTAACACCCAATGCAATGAAGCTGAACAATCCTGCGGCTTCACTAAAGAGGTTTATAATAGATACGCTAGAAATGGATAGTGACATTCCATATTCTGCATCTCTAGAGATGGCTATCGGTCAAACCTTTTCTGGTGTTGTAAAACATCAAATGGTTGGTAGGAATAAAGATATCCTACAAGCATCAATATCTAGAATAATTAAGCAGTAATTATTCATGAGTGAGTATGCAGTTTTAAACCGAGTTAATTCTCAGAAGTCCCAAGGTAAAATGTTCATAGCAATAGTTATGGATCATCCTTCCACTACTGAGGTTCGGTTAAATAAAATACTAGCTGGGGGCACAGGTGAGATACTGAAAGGTATGTGTAACCTTGCTTCCGTAAAGTTAGAGGAATGCCTACTCACTCACACTTTTCAATTAAAACCAGCTCAAGATAATGTTGCGAACTTTTTTCACAACAGATTGAGTTACAAAAAGATATGCAAAGAAAATGAATGGAGATCGCCTTTCCCACCAACAGGTCATGGATTTCTTAAACAAGAAATGGAAGAAGATGTAAGGCGGTTACACAAAGAGCTTAATGAAGTTAAACCTAATGTAATTATTGCAATGGGTAGTGCTTCGTTATGGGCACTGACAGGGCTAGATAAGATTGGTACATATAGAGGTTCAGTAATGAAATGTAGTGATGGATTGCTTGAACAAGATTGCAAAGTCGTACCGACTTACAGCCCCAGTGCGGTTGTTAGAAACTTTGAATTTAGACCTGTAGTAGTTGCAGATTTAATCAAAGCAAAAGAAGAATCATTACAAAAAGAATTAATAAGAGATGAACGTAGTCTTTATTTAGAACCTTCGTTACAAGATTTAAAAGATTTTGAAGATAAATTTATAACTGAAGGTAACAAAGATGAGCCGTTAGCATTTGATATTGAAACTGCTAATGGAGAAATTACGTGCATAGGATTTGCCCCAAACAAGAACACAGCTTTAGTTGTTCCGTTTATAAAAAAAGATGGAAAGTATTATTGGAAATACCAAGATGAACTAAAAGCATGGCAATGGGTGAAACGTATATTAGAAAATGCAAACATAACAAAAGTAGCTCAGAACCAAACGTATGATGTTTCATGGCTATCTTTTAAAAAGAACATAAAAGTAACTGGCGTGACACATGATACAATGCACGCCCACCATGCCTACCAACCTGAAATGCAAAAAGGTTTAGGATTTCTTGGCTCATTGTACACAAATGAAAGTGCATGGAAAACTTTAGCCAAGTTCTCGCACAGCACCAAAGCTGATGAATAGTGAAACGACCACAATATTTCTCTGCTGAAACAGTAGGGACAGAAGATCGCAGTGTTGAAAATCACTTACAGTTGTGGCGATCAGTACTAGACCAAGCCTTGCAAGATATGCAGTATGGCGGAGAAGTTAAAGAGTTTGTTAATTATAGGAGAGCCGCAAAGTTATGGTTTAGGTATAAGAAAAAAGATTTTGAAGAAGTTTGTTATCTGGCAGAGTTAGAGCCAGCAAGAGTAAGAGAAGATTTTTATAAAGTTATGGGGGGTTATGATGAAATCTGGCGGAAAGATTAAAGAGATATTAAACACAGCCGAGACTATTCTAGGTGGTGAAAGAGAAAACGAATATGGGGACAAGAGAACAAATCACAATAACATAGCTACGTTATGGAGTGCTTATTTAGATAAAGAAATAAAAGCACGAGATGTAGCAATCCTCATGGTACTATTAAAGATTGCGAGAGCAAAATTTGGACATCCGAGTATGGACACATATATAGATATGGTTGGGTACTCGGCAATAGCAGGGGAATTAGCACATGAAGATAATCAAAAACACGGAGATACCTCATCTAAAATTAGATGATGACCAAACCTTATGGGCATATTGTGCTCTAGATTGTGCTTTAACAAGTGAGTTGTGGCATAAAATTGACAGTAAATTAGATGATGTAACACGTAAGACTTACGAGTTTGAAATAGCCAGTATTGGGCCAGCCTTATCTATGATGTTGCGTGGACTTAAAGTTGACGAGGAGGTTGTAAGAAAAATACGTGCCCCTTTGAAAGACCATAGACTTAAGTTACAACGTTCACTTAATTTATTTTCTAATGCTGTATGGGAGAAAGATCTCAATCCAGCAAGTCCTAAACAATTACAAGATTTGTTATATGTACATTTAGGTTTACCTAAAGTTATTGCTAGTGTTAAAGGTAAGCAAAAAGTATCTACTGATAAAGAAGCATTAGAACATTTAGCAGAACATTATCCTAGAGCAAAACCTTTTTGCAATACTATATTAGCATTAAGAAATATAGATAAGCAGATAAATGTATTAGATACTACAAGAGATGATGATGGACGTATTCGTTGTTCTTATCAAGTAGCTGGAACTAAAACAGGTCGTTGGTCATCTAAAGAATCTCCTTGGAATACAGGAACTAACTTACAGAATATTACTAAAGACATGCGTGAAATGTTTGTACCAGATGATGGGATGACAATGTTTTATGCAGATTTAGAACAAGCAGAGTCTAGAGTAACTGCTTATGTATCTGGAGATGAGGGATATATAAATGCATGTGAAACATCTGATTTACATACAGAAGTTGTTAAAATGATTTGGCCTAATTTAGGTTGGTCTGGTGATCCAGAACAAGATAGAGAGTTAGCAAACACACCTTATTATCATCAGTATAGTTACAGAGATATTTGTAAAAAAGCTGGTCACGGAACAAACTATGGAGTGTCACCTCATTCACTAGGTAGGCAAATTAAAATAAAAATATCCCAAGCAACAAAATTTCAGTTGCTTTATTTTGGAGGTGTGATACAATTAGATAAAGTAGAGAAATGGCATAAGCAAGATAAGGAGGGAGGCTTTAAAGAGTTAATGGATAAAGGTAACATTATAGGGTCTGGCCCGCATACTCAGTTACAAATTCCAGGTGCATTTCCAGGTATACGTACATGGCATGATAAGACAGCTCATAAGATACAAACAACAGGTACACTGACAACACCCTTTGGCAGACGTACACAGTTTTGGACTAGATTAGATGATGCATCAACATTACGATTAGCTATTGCCTATGTACCACAATCTACTATTGGAGACTTATTAAACTTAGGTCTGTACAGAGTGTGGAGA